GTAATCATCTGCTATAGCACTTTCTACCCCTGTAACAGGCTTATAACCGTACTCAGACGGTGCATATTCACCCATGATGTCTTTTAACATTTTAAACTCTTGCTTCATTGCATAATGAACTCGAGCTTGTACAGCAGCCATAGGTTTTAATGTACGTTCTAACAATGCTAGAGTAGTACCTACAGGAGCGTTAGCAGACATATCAGAAATGTTCATGTCACTAATAGCGCCTAGCCTACGTCCTTCGTTCGTAATTTGATTCAACAAGCTGAGAAGGGTTTGGCTAGGCTCTTTGTATGGTAGTGGCATAATGTTGTCGCGTATGCTACCTGATGGAACATCAACATCTTTCCACTCTCCTGGTTCAATAGGTGTATCATCACCTTTGATACGCAGACCACGAGATTTTAAACCGCCTGGCAAGTTAGATAGTGTACCTGCATCTACTAGTTGACGTATTAAGGAAGTACCAGCTTTAGCGTAACCTCCAATAATATGGATTAATCCTAGACCATAAAAACCAAATCCTGGGACGTATACATAGTGTACGAAATGCTGACGCTTTTTACATAACTCGTCGCTTTCTACCCAATTACGTCTTATAGAAAGTATTTCACCAGTGCCTCTCTCTATTGCAACAATATAAGGTTTAGCGATATCGTCTTCGGAATCATCAAGACCCTCAATAACAATATCAGTATGAACTTCGTATATACTGTATCGGTTGTCGTCAGTAATAGAAAAGCCACCCTCTTCCGCTTTTCGTTCTTCTATATCTGAATGATATGGTTGAGGATCGCCCAGTTCAATATCACGATAAAAACCTACAGATTGTAGTTTGCGTATTTCATTCTTTGTTTTACGCATTACGTGAGTTACACGTTCCGCTGTTTCTATATGACTAGCGCCATAAGGAACAATAACATCTTCGGCAGGTATATAAATAGCTACCTGTCTTCCCATAGTTGGATCGTAATAAACTTTTTTAAATGCTGACCCTGCGAGTCCTAGACTATATAGCATTCTTTCATGCTCGGGACGGTATTCAACCATGTTTTCTGTTAGTTGGTAGTTCATATCCGCTTTTACGCGCATAGAGGCGTCTAGTTTTTCTCTCGTTTCTTCACCAATCACCTTAACTCTTACAGGGCCAGCGGCGGGAAACGTTTCAGACATAGTTTCAGCCTGAAAACGTATAGCAGCTTCAGCTAGTACTGTAGAATAAACACCGCAAGCACCTTCCCAAGGTTCCGTGCGCTCTTCGTATTTAAATCCTAGTACTTCTAAACCTTTGACAAAAGTATCAGCCCACTCTTTACGACCATCAATGTCCGTAGTTATATTACCAACAAGATCATCTGAGATCTCTTTTAAGTGAGATTCGTCCAAAACTTCTGCTAGGTTAATATCAAATTCTGTCATGTCCCCTATATCAGCATCAGGAATAATAGTAATTTCTACACTACCGTCATCTAAAGTAACACTATCAGGGTTTACTATTTCGATCTCTAATTCAGAATTTTCGTCTTCATTCTCTTCAAGCTCTGAATCAATACCCTTTGGGGCTACAGTTACGCCTTTTTCTATTGCCATAATTTAAATATTCCTTTTTGACTGATTGTCTGTTATAGTAATACCCTATTTATTACTTGTTGTAAATCTGTGATTTATATAAGCATGAATAATGCGTAAATCAAACACGGTATCAGCAGTAACAACCCAAACAAAATTATCTCTTCTTCATTCCACATAATAATTGTCCTAGTAGTATCCTGAACTACGACGTTTAAAAAACCTAATATCTTCAGGTTCGTCTGTTGGTAGGCGTATAAACCCACCTTGTCTAAATCTCATAAGTGCCATGACAGTGGAGTCAACCAAGTCATCGTTACTCATAAACGGGAAACCCGCTATTTCTTCTATAACTTCCTCTGCCCATCGTGTTGGAGGAACCCAGCACAGACCTGACGCTATAATATCTGCCACAGAGTTTAGTCGTGCAAGTTTATCACCCGACCCTCGGTGAGGTGTATATTCTGATACAGGAAGTCCCGATCTTCTCATTTCTTGATATAGTGCCGTACCAGCACTCTTCTTCTCAACAATAAACGCATCTGGCTCCCAATCACTGTACTCTTCTATAGCTAGTTGTTTCAACTCAGGGAACTCTAAACGTTTTTTAATGCTGTTTAGCAAGATAATATTGTAAGCCTCTGTTTCTTCGTTAAGAAATACACCCCAAGTAGTGAGCGCAGTGTAGTCAGCTCGGTTATGTGTCTCTGCGGCGGCGTCAAGTGACATGATAACATACTCACATGATGGCGCAGAATCCAAATCCCATATGTTCCACCACTCTCGTTTCACGATAGATGCTTCTTCAGCGGTGGGTTGTTGTTGATACTGAGCGTTCCACTGGAAATTCGGCATAGATGCCTTAGTCCTCAAGAGTGCCTCAAGATCAAAAAACTCAGGCCACAGAGGTTTTTCTATGTACTTACCTGTTTTATTATCTTTTACTTCTAGTATAGCGGGAAATTCTACCACTTCATACTGATCAGAGCGAGCATTCTTACTCATGTCCTTTGTTACACGTCCTGTTAGGTCGTCCATATGCCATCTTGTCTGAATTATCGCGACAGACCCGCCTGGCATGAGGCGTGTACGCGCACCAAACGTGAACCACTCGTATGCTTTTTCAAATACTTCGAAGTTTCCGTTGATAACGTCTTGTTCTGAGTGCGGATCATCAACTAATAATAAGTCCGCACCACGTCCCGCGAGTGCTGATCCAATACCACAGGCGTAATACTCGCCTCCTACGTTTGTGTTCCATCTACCTGCTGATTTACTATCTTTAGCCAGCTCGGTTGCGGGAAACACGTCTTTGTAGTCATCTGTAGCAATTAAGTTACGTACTTTACGTCCGAAGTCCACCGCTAGGTCAGTGGTGTGTGACACCATCATAACTTTTTTTGTCGGATTACGTCCCAGAACCCATGCGGGGTAGAATATTGACACAAGTTGCGACTTGCCGTGACGTGGTGGTATATTAACACATACACGATCTTTGTCACCCGACTCGATTGACATTAACATATCTGCGAGCAGTCTATGATGATTACCTACAATAAACTCAGGCATCATTTTTTTACAAAACGATATGAGGTCGTCTCGTGCGGCCTTATTTTCACGCCGCTTTGCTAACTCCCCCACCATAGTATCTATCTCGATAATCTCATCATCCGAAAAACTATCTAAGTTTTGCAGCATGACTTCAATATCTTCGTCTGATATGTCTGCATTTATATTAGTCATCTTCTAAGACTAATTCCTCGTCTATATTTATAGCTTCGCCATCTAAAATAATCTCGGCTGGCTCTATTTCTTCTGGATTTACAAGTCTTGTTAACTTTTTGCGGAGGCGTTCCTTCAATTCATCGGTTGACTGGTGCGTTACAGTTACTTCACTCTTCTCTGCGAATAACCCAACGTCACTTATCTTACCAAGTAACTCGAGCGCCCTGATTCTGACACGAGGATCTGCGTTTTCAGTCTCTTCAATTAACTTATTAGTAACAAGATGCCTAACCTGCACGGCACTATCCACAACTGAGTGACCAAACTCCGTTAATATAGTGTGTGTTGTCATTAACGCGGCAGGAGGTAGCGTAGATAATCTCTTATCGGTTACTTTTTTTGATGCTTGTTCAGGATCTTCGGCGTACGTAAGACTTATTTTAGCCGCAATCTCATCTGTTTCGCGGTTGTTTTCAACCTCTAAACCATATTCTTCTAGGAATTCGACTGTGTTTGCCGCAGCTTCAGTGCGAACTTTCAAGTCTAACGATGTTTTTGTACTGTCAACTGGCACACCCTTCTCAGGTTCCAGTATTAAAGGGTCACTCATTCTATTTTCCGCAGGTTATAAGTAATATATTAACCGTTGGGTACGTATTGTACAGCAAACGTAAAATTTTTACAAATAAAATTTTTTATATCAGGTTTTTATTTTGTATGGGGGGGGTCTTCCTATACGAGTGGGGTGGGGTCTAGGAATACGTATTTTTACTTAACCGAAACCGAATTATATAATTTTATGTAATGTATCAGGTCGAACTCATTTGGAACGTAAATTTTCGTGTAAAATAGTAATATATACGTGTGTGGTAGATAAAATAGCAAAGCGGCGTATGGGGGTGGGGTGGGGTAAATAAATGCCATATCTATTGATCAGTTTGTGTATCTTGCTATAATGAAATCATCAAGACGCAATAATGCTTCTTGTATTTACTTGGCTCAAGTAAATTTAAACATGATAAACAATGAGGATTTACTATCATGAATACTAAAACAAAAACTAAACTTAATAATTCAACTTCAACTACAGCATACGTTGATTATGGTAAAATCAAAAACGCGCAATGGGACGCGGAAACAAAGATTGAGGGATTACTTGAAAGGGCTAAACAAGCGTCGCGCGTATTAGTTGATGAAATTATCGCTACTGGCGGAAAGCAGATTGACCTAATTTTTGAAAAGGGTAAAGAGAAGCCATTCCGCAATAAAGTAATTTCCGCATTGGATGGATCATTACCGCTCGCAAAATTTGAATTGATAAACTGCAAGGATACAGTAAAATTAAAGAAACCTGCTAGTAAAACCGAATTATCTTGGTGTTTACCTAGTTTTCTTAAAAGACAAAGTAACCAAATCGAGAAGAGCGATCAACGTACGTTTATTGCAAAAGCAGACGTCAAAAACTTCCTAACGAATAGACGTAATACGGCAATAAGCGATCTTAGAGCAATGGTGGCCTATAGGTTGGGTGAAGAAAAACTTGCCCCAAAGGACGCCAAAGAAGGGATAGCACCAACCAAACGAGCGGATAAAAAGTCTACTGTTAAAAAAGATAGAGTTAATACAACACCCAAATCGGATATTGAAAAAATTCACGCTCTATTAAATGAAATAATTGCTATCTGGCAGAATAGTACTTGCCCGATATTGAAGAAACTTAATGTTAACGGACTTGTACTAGTCCAAAAAATTGTAAACCTTATTAAATAATCATACTAGGGATCATGTGAAAACATGATCCCTTTTTTTAACAATGAAAGGCAAAATGAAATGAGTAAACTATTAGAAATGAATTTGATTATCTTAAATGGATATC